TGATAGTTTCTTACAGATGACCTATGATGGATATAAAAAAGCTAAAGAGGATGACCGTTCATATCCATGGGATGTGTTCTTCCATAGAGCAATTGAGGATGGGAAAGCATTATGGCCTGAACAATTCCCTCTATCTAAGCTAAATCACAAGAAACAAGAGTTTATAGAGGCTGGACTTGTGAATAAGTTTGCTCAGGAGTATATGAATGATGCTCGAGATATATCCAATGCTTCTTTTAAGATAGATAGGATACAACACTACAATGGCGAAAGAAAGTTCATAAATAATTTTAACTACATTGTAGAGGGTGATGAAGTGATTCCAATCAATATTTATCTGGGAGTTGACCTTGCTGCCACAGCTACAGCCACTTCTGACTTTCAAGTCATACTGGTTATGGGAATTGATTCTAAGAATAATCGTTATATACTAGAATACTTTAGAGAAAGAATACCAACATTTGATGTTCCAGAGAAGATAATAGAGTTAGCAAAGAAATATAGTCCTGTTAAGAGGGTAACGATTGAGACTGTAGCGGCACAAGAGATGGTTAGGGATATGGTAACTCGTATGAGTGCTAATGAGAAACGATTAATGCCCGGTATCTTTAAAGGAGTTAAACCTCCCGGCAGAATAAAGAAGGAAGATAGACTAGAAACAACACTTGGCCCTATCGTTAATTCTAAGAAATTATATATTAGAAGAGAGATGACCGAGATAGTAGATGAGTTCTTTGAACACCCTAAGCCTAGAAATGATGATATCATGGATGCTCTATACTATGCTGATTACTTTGCCCGTGCTCCTAAATCTCAAGCTACTACTAAAGAAGACTTTAAGTCTGCAAAACGTAAAAATAGATTACTACCAAAACTTAAAAAATACAATTGGATGACCGGAGCAAGAAATTAATTAATTATTTATTGCACTATTGACTAATTCCTTCTTAGATTCAGAAGGTGTTAAGTGTATCTTAACCCGACTGTTTATAAACATTTTAAATAAAGCTATAAATCCACATACCATATGGCTAATAAAAAAAGCAGGTTCCCCAGTTACGGTTTAGTAAGGGGGCCATCTCACGAACATGGCGGAGTTGCTGGCGTTGTTGCTGGTGAACAACCCGTTGAACTAGAGGGCGGCGAATGGATAATTCCAAAAGAGGTCGTTCCTGATTATCTCCCCGTTTTAAAACAAATTACTAACGAAGGTCGTGCTATCCAGAAGATGGAGAATGGTAATACTGCAATGGATGCTTTAATTGCCTCAGCTTCTATGCAAACTGGACTAGCTCAACCTAAATCCCCTATGTATCAAGAAGGTGGGGAGATAAGCTTTTTAGAGAAACTTCCACTTATTGGCCCTCAGTTAAAAGGATATAGAGAATATCAGGAGGCTGACAGATATATAGATAAAAGACATCGCGGACAGCCTTTGTTTTCTGAAGATACGCAAAGAAGTGGAATACAAGTTGCCGGGGAAACAAGAAGAGAGGTTGAATCGGAAAATGATAAGGCTATAAAACATTTATTCAATACAGCGATGGTTAACTATGACCCAGAGGAAACATCTAGAGGTATAGCTAGGTTTAGCAAAAGTGACTCTGGTGAAAGTGCTTTAAAAAAACTTTTAATAGGAACCCCTTCAGGTTATAGGGTTTCTGAAGACGATAGATTAAGCTATGCTGTTGACCCAGAAAATATTGCACGAGTTACGCCCGGTAAAAAACTATTGGGAATGTTCCCAGTTGGGTACAGTGGAAGCGTTGAACCGAATGTTGGTACGGAATCTCAGCTTGACTTTTCAAATTTAGAAGCTTTAAAGTCTTTAGCTGGTTATAAACAAGGTGGCCCAATTAAGCAATACGGGCACGGTGGTCAAGCTTTACCACGTAAACAGCAAGAAATACGTAATCCAGCAGTGTATGGCCCTCCCATTGGATTGATGGGGCCAATGCCTACTGATACTTCTGCCGTAGATACAACTGATGATGAGTTCCAGCATCTGTTGAATCAATTACGTATGAGAGATGTCAATCAAAATATTAATCCATTCACTGGTGATACAATAGACACTTATTTAGATTCTTTAAGATTACAAGAAAGAATGAAAAAGTCTAAGATTCCACAAAGCGCTGGTCGTAAGAAAGCAAGGCAAGGTGGCCCAGTAATGTATCAGGAGGGTGGAATGGTTCAAGGTGGACAAGCTTTAGAAAGAAGACCTCCAGAAGGTATGGGAGATGCAAGTTTTGACAATTCATTAATGGGTAGTATAGGTATGGATAGGAGAGTAAAGCCCGTTGATAGGTATACAATAAAGGGTGGAGAAATGACATCAGCAGAAATGGAAATACCAAAACTATCTACTGCTTATCTTGCATCCTTTGGAATGGAAACACCATTATCAAAAAGACAACAAGCATTATTATTTAGAAAAGGGATTGCTCCTCAAACATTAAATCCACAGGTTAAAGGCTTAATTAATAGAGCTTTAGTTCAAAGGTTAGCTAACGAAGAGGACTAATGGTCTTAGATACAGATAAAAGAGCTGATTATAACCAAGATTTATACCGTCGCTGGCGTAACGCCCGTAAGGATTGGGATACGGAAGCTAGATATGACGTAGACTTTTACCATGGGAATCATTTTACTGATGAAGAGGTAGATGAACTACAATCCCGTAACCAAGCTGACGTACCAATGGATAGAATTGGGCCAGCTATTGAAAAATTTAAAGCTGTATTAACTTCCAGACCTCCTGCTTTTACAATGACCCCTAGAGAGGATTCAGATGTAAAGGTTGCTTCTGTGTGGAGAACTATCATGGGATATGTTTGGGGCAACTCAAATGGAGACTGGCAGTTAAAACAAGCAATTCACGATTATGCAACTACCGGCATGGGATATCTATATGCGTATATAGACCCTGAATCAGATTTTGGTAGGGGCGATGTCAAGTTCACTTATGTCAACCCATTCAGGGTATACGTCTCTCCGAATACTCGCAACCGATGGTATGATGACGCTGAAGGTGTTATCCTCTCTACAATCCTCACAGGTGAACAGGTCGTTAGCCTCTACCCAGAATTAGGCGAACAAGAAAATCCAGAAACTGGAGAAAAAGAAGAAGGAATCATTCAGGATTTAGATACTTATTTAGAAGAAGATTATCCTGATGCAATGAATAGCAATGGTAAGAAAGTATTTACTCCTGCCGAAGCTAAAGATTTAGATTATTTTGAAAGACAGAAATATCAGATATTAGAGAGATTCTATAAGGTTAAGGTTGATTTCTATCGCGTAATAGATATGCAGACTGGTGAAGAGGTTGTGTTCAGCCAAGATGAGTATGAAGAATTTATAGAGAACAATCGAGAACAAATAGAAGCAAGCCAATATGAAGTTATCCCAGTTAAACAAACACGGGTTAAGGTATGTGCAAGTATTGGTCAAATCGTTCTTTACGAGACAATCCTCAATACTGACCATTACCCAGTCGTACCTATCCCAAATCTATTTACAGAGACACCGTATCCAAAGTCAGATGTGTCAAGAGCTCGTCCGATGCAACGTTTACTTAATAAACTATGGTCATTGGCTCTTTCCCATGCTCAGGCATCTGGTGGATTAAAGTTACTAGTACCATTAGGTAGTGTAGAGGATTTAGGACAGTTAGAAAGAGATTGGGCAAATCCAAACGCAGTAATAGAAGTAGACTCTACTCAAGGAGAACCTCACTTCCCTGCTCCACAACCACTTGCTGGTGAGTTTTATAAACTTATCCAACAATGTGAGTTCTATATTGATTTTACATTTGGATTACCAGAAATGATGCACGGGTTTGCAGAGAAAGCACCTGAGACAGTTAAGGGAACTGAAAGAATGATTGCTTTAGGTACTGAAAGACCTAAGTCTAAACTAAGGGATATTGAATTTAGTATCAATAGACTTGGGCAGGTCTTGTATAATTTATCTAAAGGTCATTATACCTACAAAAAGATTTTCCGTTTAAATAGCGCCAATAATGATATGACCGAAGTGATGGTGAATAATTATGATGATAAAGTGGGCGCTATCTTAGACATTAAAAAAGAACGACATAATTTAGGACAACATGATTTAAGAATTGAGCCGGGCTCTACATTGCCAACAAATAAGTGGGCTGAGCTTGGTGTCTACATGGAAGCATTCCAAATGGGAATTGTGGATAAAGTAGAGGTCTTAAAGAAGAATCCAGAAATATTTGATAAAGAAGCTATCCTACGCCGAACCGATGAGAAGAATCAACTCATGCAACAGGTTCAGGCTATGGGAGAGCAAATAAAGAATTTGGAGGGAGACCTCCAGACTGCCCAAAGGGAGTCTGTTAGCGACAGAAAACGGGTTGAGGTTGAAAAGTTTAAATCTCGACTTACAGATATCGCTTCAGACGCCAAAGCTGATAGAAGAGTTCAGTTAAACAATCTACAAAACAAGGTGAAGCTCGAAGCGGAGAAATTGGCATCTATTACAAAAGACGCTGGTTCTGCTCCAGAAGCATAGAGACATCTATTAAGGAGAATATATGGACAATACACAGACAGAGGCCGTACCCCAAGCTGATGGTTTGGTTGATGGTGGCCCAAGTATAGTTGAAGAAGTAAGAGCAGAAGCTGATGAACAATATGTTGAATCAGCGGAAAACATTGAATCAGAAGAGCAAGTAGATTTTTCAGCTCCAGAAGTTGAAACCGAAAGCGAAACGATTCCAGCGAATGAGTGGGAAGTTGAAGCCCGCAAATTCCAGTCAATGTATGACAAAACACAAGCAGAGAACGATAGGCTTAGAAGGCTTGAACCTCTTGGTGATTTGTTAGAATCAAGACCTGATTTAGTGGACGTCTTACAGAAAAACTTGAACGGACAACCTCAAGCACAGCAACCACAGCAAGAAGCTCAGCAAGGTTTACCTGCTGAGGATTTTAACCCTTGGGAAGCTTATTACAACCCAGAGTCACCATCATTTAAATTCAGAGTGAACCAAGATGTTCAGATGATGAATAATGTGGTGAACAATGCGTTGGGTGAGCAGAAACGACAGATGACAGAGGAGATAACCTACAACAACACGGTTAATGAATTACGAAACACATATAAGATGTCAGATAATGATATCAATGAGTTTATGGGTTTTGTTACTCAACCGAAAGAACAAGTTGGGTTATCGAATCTAGTGAAGCTATATAGGGACGTTAATAAAAAAAGTAACGCCCCCGAGACGGCTGAAGCAGTGAAAGCTGCTCAAAACCAGCCACGTACAGCTGGAGTCCTTCAAGGAGGAGCTCCTAGTTCTCCCAAATCTGAAGAAAATAAGATGTGGGAAGGTATTGTGAACGCTGGAAGCCGTAGTAGCGTACTTTAGAACAACAAAACTGAGGAAGGATATATAATATGGCAACATATAATAATCCCGGCCCGTTAAAGTTTGGTGAACCCGGTGCGGTAATATCGAGCACGATTCCATCAAGGCGGTTATATAATTTTAGTGACAGAGTTGCTGATTTAGCCCCTGAAGAATCTCCGTTCTTTGTATACCTATCTAAGGTTGCTAAAGTTGCAACGGACGACCCCCAGTTCCGATGGTTAAAAGACCGTAATAAGATACAAATGTCCGAGAGAAGTTTTGCTTTGGACGCATCACATACCGTTGCAGCTGCTGGAAGCAGCATTACTTATACAGTAGATGACGGTGCAGGTGCTGCTCCCGGCTGGCTTATTAAAGGCATGGTATTCGCTGTAGGCGAAACCAATGGTAGTACTAACGAACCAGAAACCGCTATCGTAAGAATCGAAAGCGCTCCTTCTGTTGGTAGTACAGAAACCACTTTTACAGGTCGTACAATTTCCGCAGCAACTGGCAGTACAACTGCTGGCGCTGATGGCGATAAATGTACTGTAATCGGAACTGCATTTGAAGAGGGTTCAGGTTCTCCTGATTCTTGGTCTCGTGAATTAGATAATGGCACTGGGTATTGTCAGATTTTTAAGACAGCCTGTGAACTTACTAATACTGCAAGAGCAACGGTTTACCGTGGCTATGCCAGCGAATGGGATAGAATTTGGAACTTGAAGCTTCGTGAACATAAAGTGGATATCGAAAGAGCTATGCTCTTCGGACACTCTGCAAGTCAAAATGGTATCAATTATACCGATGGTATTGTTGGTCACATTGTTAAAAACTCAGGAGCTACAATAAAAGATAACGCTGTTCTTTCTTATACGGAAGATAAAGGTTATTTTTCTACTCGCGCAGATAGTCAGATGACTTATGATGCGTTGTTAGCAGACCTTGAGGTGGTTTTCGACCCAGCACGTGGCGGAAGTCAGGCAAAGCTTGCTCTATGCTCACTCCCTGTAATTACATTTTTCAACAAGATGAATAGCTCAGGTACTTTCCTATCAAGCGCTTATTCTGCTTCGAATCCTATGATGTCTGCGGAAAAAGGCTCTTATGGGCATAAAGTAATGAAGGTTGAAACAATTCATGGTGATTTAACATTAGTTAAAGAACCTCTATTTAGAGGTTTTGCTGCACCATATATGTGTTTAGTTGACCTTGATAATGTAGCTTATCGTCCGCTTATTGGAAATGGTGTAAACAGAGATACGCATATTATGACTAATGTTCAAGCGGCTGATGAAGACTTACGTAAAGACATGATTCTAACTGAAGCAGGTCTTGAAGTTTCTCTTCCAGAAGCTCATGCTCTATTTAACTTTGAAGATAAATATACATCAGGTTAATAGGAGGTAATTGAATAATGAGAAGTGCATTCTTTGAAGTAAACAGTGGCGCGGCTGGTGATAAGCTTAAATTTTTGCGTGTCACCGCTGATACTACTTTAACATCTGAAGACAGTGGAAAAATCATTTTGGTTAATCCTGCTTCAGCAACAGCTGTAACTCTACCAACGACTCTTGAGTCTGGTTGGTATGTTAGAATC